TTCATCTTCCTTTTTTAAAAGTTGCAACTAAGATAACACGTTGCCCAAATTTTGGGAATTTTAGATAATGGGGTAGACCCTTAAAACATATACCTTGATATTGAATTGGCTTTATTCTTTTTATTATTTTATGTTTCTTATTTAGAATAACAGTTTCAGCATTTTTATCTGCAGCATCATCTAAATAAATAATTATTTGATGGTGTGGAAAGCCATGATCGACATGTATATCCGTAGTTTCGTGGCCACTGTTGTAAGTAAAATTTACATTCATTCTATAAAACTTTTCTATCTTAATTTTTTGTTGTTCACAAAACTCATTAATTATATCAATAAATTGTATATGATATTTAGAGTTCCAAACTGGAGGTTTATTATAATTGGTGTCATCTGTTCGCAGAGGAAGTAAACGAGCTAATATAATATGACCAAAAAATTTTTTAAATGTGTTTTCTTTTGTTTTATAAGGGTGTGCATAAGCCTGATAGAAAGGAAAAATTCCTGGAGCCAACACAACTTCATTAATGAATTTTTTACTTTTTTTACTTAAAAAATTTTTACTTTGTTTAAACATCTTTAGCCATCACTTTCGGAACTGCTTGAATGTTCCAATGTATAAATCTAAAAGGTTCTTTACCATGATCAACTGCATATTCATGTTCTAAATATCCAGGAAAAATAATTAAAGTACCAGGTGTAGGTTTAATATGAATTATATCGGTTCCAGCTAAAATATTGTTAACATTTGGTTTCATTGCAAGTTTAGTTGTTCTTGCTCCTGTTTTTGGATCGTGAAAAATTGGGAATGAAGTCTTATCACTACACTTTAAAAAATAAAATCCTGATACGTGCTGATTGTGATGAAGATGTGCTGAATGATGACCGCCACCTTTTTTAGAAAATTCTTGTACCCACATTTCAGAAAACATAGTTTGATATAAATTCATGTCGTAACCCATTTGATCTAAAAATTCCCAAGACTTTTGACCTATATAATTTCTAAAATCTAAAAAGTTATTATCCCCTAATAAAGTAGTAGAGTGATGAGTTGTTCCAAAATCACCATATTTTTTTATGTAAGCTTTATTTTTTTGTATAGCTTCTTTAATAGGTTTGTTACTCGCTTTATTCAAAGACTTTAAATATTCAGGTCTATGTTCTGTCCAAACCGAAGTCCAAAAATAATTACTTTTATGAATCATTTAAACGGATGTCCTAAATGCCATGCAACAAGTGAATATCTTATTCCTTTTGTTACTGGTTTAACTCTATGCCAAATAAAAGAAGGAAAAATAATAATAGAACCTTTAGGTAATATTTCTTTACATTTTTTTAAATGTTTATCTTCTTCTCTTGTGTGTGGGTCATAATTTCTAAAATCAAATTCTAATTCTCCGCCTTCATATTCTGAACCATCTGTTAATTGACAGGTCATGGATAGTTTTCTAATTTTACCATGATCAGGATCATTAGTATTTTTTCTAACATAAGGTTTATCATTACTATCACAATGCCATTCGTAATATTGATTAAGTTTATATTTTGTAAATTGACAAGATTCTGTTCTATGCCATTCAAAATTCCAACCTGCTTTTTTATTAGCTTCCTGCACAAATGGGTGTAATTCTTTATAAATCCAAGTATCATTTAACCAAACTAAATCTGAATTTCTTTTTCTTTTTAAATCTAATATTTCTTGTCTATTTAATTTTCCATTTCCAAAACCAAATGTTCTAGCCATTTCTTCTTTTTTAGATAAAGCGTATTTAATAACTTCATCACAAAATCTTGGAGTTAATGCAGAACTAAAATACCAATAGTAATTAGACAAATTCATAGGTTATAGTTTGAACAAAATTTAATATGTCCTGTTGTTTATTAGTTAAATAATACATACAAATTGAAGGAAACATAATAAATTTGTTATCTTTTAATTTAATGTCCCAACTTCTTCCTTTACGTCTATTATCATCGTAATGGATTCGAACACTACATTCTTGACTGCTGACTCCATACAATAAAACGTAATCAGGTGAATTTTTTAAATCTACTTTATCTATCTGTAATAAAGGTGGCGTAACTTCACCAGGTTTATAAAGATTTCCCCATGTATCTTTATTAGCTAAAGTTAAATTATGTTTAACTCTCATGTGGTCTCTAATATAAGTGTTAAGCATATCCCATGATCTTGAAAATGGAAAACCTAAATTAGGATTACTTAAATTTCTAAAGGAATGTTTTAAAGTATCTACACATAAAATAGAACGATCAATTTCAAAACCTTTAGGCATCGAAACGTCTCCATAAAATAATGCTATCTCTGTTAATACTTTCTTTTCCATTTCTCCCTTCTTATAAATGACTAGGAATATAATGTCAATATAAGTAAAAAATTTGATCTATATCAATTATGCGTATGTGTCTGCAAAATCCCAAGCTTGAGTTGATTCATTCCACGTATATTCCCAAAGATGAGTCTTAGCTTCATTTTGATTTTGTTGTTCCGCAGTTAAGGAAGGTTCAGGACCAGCGGGTGATTCCCATTGAGCTGTTGTAGTATTTTTACTCCAAGAAGGAAAAGGTTGTGGAGCCCAGAAAATATTATTACTTGAGTCCCATGTCATACCTATAGCAGCATAATTGCCTCTAAAGGGAGTACCACCTTTTCTATGGGTGTTAGATCTTGTGTTGTATGAAGTTTGAATCCAAAGATGTGCAGGCCAATTATTATGTTGTTCTAAATAAGCTTGCCCAACAGATTCAGTTTCAGCACCAGCTTCATTAAGCGTATCTTTATCATCAAGTGTTAACACTTGTAAGACTAAATTAGCATCTGAAATTTTTGCAAAGTGTGCCATAATTTTATTGATAGAGATACCTTATAACCACTATTCCTGAACCACCTGTTCCTCCGCTTGGATAACCATCACTACCGCCACCACCAGTATTTGTTGTTCCACAAAGTTGAGGCCCACCTGCTGGACTTGGGTAATATCCACCACCTGATCCACAAGGACTTCCAGCTGCACTTCCTCCAGCCGCACCACCAGCATAACCTACGTCACTTGCTGTAATAGTATTAGGTGCTCCAGCACCTCCTCTACCTGATACTGCGGGGGGTCCTTCACCGTCTACACCTGCTTCGGTAGCGCCTCCGCCACCAGCTCCAGAATTAAATACACCAGATGCTCCTTTACCTAATCCGCCATTAGTTCCTTGAGGTGGACTTACGGGAGGAGTATTACCTGTTCCACCAACTTGAGATGGAAACCTTACAGAACAACCTGGTCCTCCACCACCAGAACCGCCAGGTTTTCCGACGACGTTTTGTCCGCCTCCACCTCCACCACCGGTAGAAGTTATAGTTGAAAATATTGAATTTGATCCATCGTTACCAGCTTGTTTTTGTCCCGGTCCGCCAGCACCGCCACCACCTACTGTAATTGGATAACCTGTTGCTGCAACTGGTAAAGCACTTCCTTGTAAAGGACTTGGGCCGTAACCTGTTGCTCTATATCCGCCGCCGCCTCCGCCGCCGCCATCACTCCATAATGCACCGCCGCCTCCGCCAGCAACTACTAAATAATCTACTGATTCTGAACCAGCAGCATTACCTACTGAGCAAACAGTAAAAGTACCTGGGCTTGTAAATTTATGAATTTTATAATTTCCGCAAGTAGTTACAGCATTTCCACCTGTAGCCACTATGAATTCAGCAGGGACACCACCAGCTCCAAATCCTAAAACTTGATAACCAAAACTTTTTGTTTTTGGTTTTTTATTTTTTCGATTTCGTCTTGGTGAAGTTATTCCAAAAGGGTTTTCAAAATCTTCCATGTCTACTCCTAAGCGTCGTTAGCCAGGTCTGTAGTGAAGAATAATCTTAATCCCAATACTCTTGCGTCAGCTGTAAAAGTATCACTACCATCGGCTGCATCTCTATATAGTTGAAAATATGTTTGTTCGCCGTCACCAGCATTTGAAATTGTTACTGCACTACTTTCAGAAGTAATTTGTTGATCTTCTACTGTTCCTATTCCAGCGTCTGTAACTTCAA